ATAATATGTTCGCTAACGCTCACTATCACGCGTCTGCGTGCTGTCAAGTGGGATATGGGTTTAGTCGTGATGCTATTTCGTACACAAAACGCCAATCCTGCACCACTTACCGCACCACTCTATAGGCGGGTGGCGGGTTCGATTATTGCACTGGCGCGAAGATAGCCTAATTTTATTACGCAGACGACCTGGCACACGCAAGATTATTACCCAGCAGCGCAACTTTGTTTCAACTAGGAAAAAACCCAATGAAATCAATGGCTTAATGAAGTGAGCCTGACGGGGACGCATGGGCCAGGGGGGCGGTACCAGTTACCTGTATACGGCTCCGACACGAGATTTGGGAAAATCGGCCTTAAACCAGTGGGCGCCCATGTACCTAAGCAGCCCCCTATGTCAAATTTTAGGCACAAAAAAAGCCAGCTTAAACTGGCTATGCAAATATATCTATGCTATTTTTGTATTTTTGTTTTCTCGGTATTTTTTTCTTTTTATTGATTATTATTTTGTACTTTTTGTCCCATAATGAGCGTATGGTTGGATTTATTGGTTTTATTATTTGTGTTTTTATCTTCATTATTTATCTCCCAATGACTATTCCAACATAATACAGGAGATTTATAGACTTTTCTTCTTTTCTTTCTATTTTTTTGTATCTCGACCATAAACTTAAGGGGTGTTCCGAAAAAGAAAAAAAGGGAAAAAAGAAAAACAAGTAATTTATAGACTATTTTCACCACCCTGTCAAGAGGAAAAATACATCTGGTACCAATAATAATTATCTGGTACTATAATATCTATTCCATTACCAGAAGATTTTCGTATCTGGTACCAAAAAAGTAGCTACTTTAGCTACTCTTGGGAACGGGGAAACGGGTACTGGTAACGTTAAGGATGTCAAGCATAAATCTCTTCACAAATAGATGAAAATGTGGTACAATATATAGATAATGGCTAAAAAGAATCGTTATAGTTCATTGTTAGAGCAGCTGTGTGCTGAATATGAAGCCTACGGTCACTATAAAGTGCATATCCCTAGTCATCACGTGTATTATGCTAGGGCTGCACTTAAAGAACGTACCGGTATTACCTTTAGCGTTGAGGATGTTGAAAAAGCGTTGGTTGCTGAGGATTTACTACCGTACGATTGAGGCTAGATGCCTCTTCCTGCCAACACAACTTGATGCTATACTTATTCCTGCGGGGTTCGCTATAGCCGCTCAAGGGCAATATAGGACGGAATTTTGCCAACGTTGAGTTCCGTCCTCTTTTTTTAGGTGTGACCAGATGTTTAAGGCTCTTATTTTAGTGTGTGCAGTTTCTATGCCAGACTGCGTAACAATAGAAGATACACGAGGGCCGTATGGGACCAGAGATGCATGCGTGCAGCGTGTAGATGAAATGATAACGGATTTGGCACCTGTACTGCCTCCTAATCCAGATATTAAATTTAAATGCGCCAAAGTAGGGGGCGAAGCAACATGAGTATTACATATCGTGGGGAAACCTTTGCAGGGTACAATAGACCAAAGCGCACCAGCGGGCATCCTAAGAAGTCACATGCTGTTCTAGCAAAAGAAGGACAGAAAATCAAGTTAATTCGTTTTGGACAGCAAGGCGTTAGCGGCTCCCCTAAAAAGAAAGGCGAGTCGGAGTCATATAGAAATCGGCGTAAATCATTTAAAGCGCGGCATGCTAAGAATATCAGCAAAGGTAAAATGTCCGCAGCTTATTGGGCCGATAAGGTGAAGTGGTAATGTTAAATTTACTTGTTGGTCCTGTTGCTGAGTTAGCAGGAACATGGCTAAGCGGCAAGGTTGAAGAAAAAAAGGCACAGTCAGCCACCAAGGTAGCTAAAGCACAAGCTGAAGCTATCGTAATGCAAAAGAAAGCTACTGGTGAGATTGACTGGGACTTGGAGATGGCTAAAGGTAGCCATACTTCATGGAAAGATGAGTGGCTTACCATTTTGTTTAGCATCCCACTAATCTTGGCATTTATTCCTGGGATGGAAGATATTGTATCACACGGCTTTGAACAATTGGGCAAAATGCCTGAATGGTATCAATATAGCTTGGGCGTCATTGTTGCTGCAAGCTTCGGTGTCCGCAGTGCTACTCGACTCTTTGGTAAAAAATAATGGCCAAAATAGCACTGGGCTCGGTGCACCGGGAATTCAAGAAACGAATTCGTAGAAAAGGGCGGCATAAAAAGAACGCTAATAAGCGTAACAAGCCAAAGGCGTATTTTGGATGAGTGCTGAGAAGATACTAGAATGGAAATTATTGCCACGTTTTATGATGCTCGTTATGACGGCAATGAGCTGGCGCGTAGTCGAATGGTTCATGACCTTGCAAGAGCCCAGTGCAGCACAGGCTGGTTTAGTATCTGTGGTAACTGGCGCTATGACCGGCGCTTTTGCCGTATGGATGAATCACGAAGGTAAGCACCCTGGCATATCCAATCACCGGATAACAGAGTCACGTAGCAGCAAATGAAATACAACGCTTCACATTTTTTAGATAAATTGATTGAGCACGAGGGTATCGTGCTAAATGTATATAAAGACAGCCTCGGCATTGATACTGTTGGTATTGGGCGTAATCTGAAAGACCGCGGCATCAGTAAAGAAGAACTTGATTACATGGATATACCTAATATTAATGTGGTATATCAACAGGGCATCTCAGAAGCAGATGCGCGTTATTTAGCCATGAACGACATTAAGATTGTCGAAAATGAATTGGTCAAGGTGCACCGGTGCGTTGAAGACCTAGACAGTGTTCGCCAATTAGTTCTAATGGATATGGCCTTTAATATGGGCGTGCCACGCCTTTGTAAATTTAAAAACATGTGGAATGCTATCCACGAACAAAACTATGAAGCTGCATCATGGGAGATGCTAGATTCTAAATGGGCACGGCAGGTAGGCCGTCGTGCTACTATTTTATCAGATGCTATGAAAGCTGGAGAATTTTAAATGGCGCAGAGTAAAGGAAGCGGATTTAGCAATGTAGATATGTCCGTAATTTCTACAAAACGGGAAGAAGAAAAAGTTCCTGTTTTTAAAGATTTGCCTAAACCTTACCCACCTTCAGCTCCTGTAGCTATGCATAGAGACTATTTTGAAAAATACATAGAACCTAAAATTACTGGGAATAAAACTATTGATAGGAACGTTTACCAAGCAGCGCAATATCTTCAAGATAAAGGAGTACCTATTCCAAAAGTATTGCAGGGCAAAACTTTTGCTGAATACCTTGAAGAAAAAGGCATGAAAATTAGTAATAAACGAGCAGGCGGCACTAAAATGCCTAAAAAGCATATTATGGAATTGCCAACCAATAGCGCACAGCGGAGAAAATAATGGGAATACTTAAAGGGTCATTTAAAAAACGTACCACAGGAACTGCTGATAATCCGCTTACAAAATATGAAAAGCAGCTTAAGCAGACTTCTGAAGATGCAACATTTAAAGTAAAAGCAGGTAACTTTGGAAAAGGTAGCAACACTTTAAGCGGTATTGCAGATAAACTTGGCGTAACTCTTAAATCTTTAGAAAAAGAAAATCCTAATATTGCAGATTTAAATAAAATCTCTTCTGGCCAGAACATTAACGTGCCCCTACGAAAACAAACTTTTGTAGAAAAATACATTTTAGGCGAGAAAACTAAGCCGGCTACACGCAAAGTTCAAACTTCTTCGGGTGAAGAAGAAACAATGGCAGTTAAAAAAGGCTCGGAAGGACCAGTATATAAAGGTATGTCTAAGTCTGACATGGCAAAAATTACTTTAGAGCGCAATGGCGGTGCTAAAATGCCTAAAAAGCATATTATGGAATTGCCAACCAATAGTTCTAAACGGAGCTAACAATGTGGCCCTATAATGATGAGGAAAACCAATGGCTGGGCAAAGTAAAGAAGTAAAAGTCAAAGAAATTGATACAGAGGAACAGATGCGTATCAATTTTTACGATAAAGGCCGTGATGATACTATGTCTTTTGCTCAATATGTAAAATCTGGCATGGCTAAGCGTGATATGAGTAACAGTAAAGGTGGAGCCAAAATGCCTAAAAAACATATTATGGAACTGCCTACTAATCGTCCCCGTCTAAAGGGCGGCGCTATGATTGCTGACATCAATAACAATGGCAAGATTGAGGGATGGGAGCAAGCTCGTAGTGATGCCATTCAGCGAAACCAAAAGAAAAGTGCATCCAGTTGAGGCCAGTATTCGGAAATGGTCTAACGACTTTCTTGAAGTTCCGAATGTAAAATTAAATGGATTACCCCCTTGCCCCTATGCTCAAAAAGCGTGGGCGGATAACAAAGTTACATTCAGCATTAACACTGGTCTTGAAGGATTAGCTGATGCTGTTAAAAAATTTAACCAGCACAACTATGATATAGTTGTATGGGCAAGCGAAGAACTACCGGACATAGACTACCTTGATGGATGGTGCGATGGTATGAACGAAGCTTTGTCTATTGCTGGTATAGATATGCATCTTATGGTGTTTCATCCAGAGTATGACGCTGTAGATGCCGGATTGGAATTCCTGATTCATGAGGAACAAGAAGATTTAGAATACTGTATGGTATTCGTACAACGGCTGGCATTACTAGATGATGCGGCGCTAAGTTTGGAAAAGTCAGGGTATTACAAACATTTCCCAGACGATGTTTTTGAGAGCCTAGTGTTGGCAAGAAGGAAACTAAGAAATGGTAGCAAAGAAAACAAAAGCCCGCGGCGGCAAAATGAAGATGGCAGCTCGCAAGATGCGTGGCGGAACGCAAGTTAAGAAGATGCGTGGCGGAGGTGCTATGAAAATGGCAGCAAAGCGTATGCGTGGTGGGATGGCAAAGAAGAATTAATATGCAACGGCTAAACAAAATATTGGAGCAATTGCTTCTGTTTATAAAAAACGTATTACTCGTCCCAGTAGACATAGCAAGAAACCTAATAAGCAATACAAAGTTAAAACCTACTTTGGTTAAGTATTTGGCATGGGCGTTGCTCTACACGGGCAAGCCCTTTACTCGTGTTGGTAATTGGTTTTGGAAGAAACATTGTAAAGTGTTAGATTGGAATAAGTAATGGTAGCAATACAGTATAAAACAGTAACTGAAAGCATAGCTGTAACAGCCACATCTGGCGGTGCTAGTGCTAATGTTTTGTACACGGTTCCCCCCTTTCACGATTCTACTATAGAATTTTTGCACGTTAGTAATGGTGCTGCTTCTACAGATAATGTATCAATACAATGGTATCATAAAGAAGACAATGCATATTACACCATAGTAAATAACAAATCTATATCGGGTAATGATGTATATAATGTGATTACAGCCGACCGTCTTCATCTTCACGCTGGTGACAAGATTGTTGTTTTTAACGGCGGTGGAAGTCTAGGTGTAACATTATCAGCGACTGAATACTATAACCCAACACGTGGTAACTAGGAGAACAGGAGATATGCCCCTTACAACAAAAGGTTCTAAGATTAAATCTGCCATGACAAAAGAATATGGGGAGAAGAAGGGTGAACAAATCTTCTACGCAAGTGCCAACAAAGGAATAATTACACACTAATGGCTACTAAGAAAAAAACTAAAAAACCAGTACCAACCAAGCCCGCTTTGTGGACAAAAGCAAAAGCAGAAGCAAAGCGCAAATTTAAAGTATATCCATCAGCGTATGCTAATGGGTATGCCGCTAAACGTTATAAAGCAATGGGTGGCGGCTGGAAGTAATGCAACATGTTTTTTTGTTGCTGGTATATCTTGGGACGGGAGACACAAGACAGCTTACCAGCAATGATATGTATTTTGCAAGTATTGATGACTGTAATTATTTTGCTAGTCAAGTTTCAAAAAGGTACGGAAATTACAAATATTATACATATCTAGACCCTAAAGATAGAGTTACGGCGTACTGTGTCCCGAAATACGTTGATAAAAGTAAAACAAGGATATACTGATGTTAGCCGAACTTGCCGCAGCCAATGCCGCTTTTGCAGTTATTAAAACAGCTATTGCTAATGGGCGCGAAATATCAGCAGTAGGTTCACAAATTGCTTCATTTGTAAGTTCTAAAGAAGATTTACAGAAAAAAGTCCAAAAGAAAAAAGCTAGCGCCTTCCACGAAGGCAATGATTTTGAAGAATTTATGGCACTAGAAGCCATTAAAGAAAAAGAAGAAGAACTAAAGCAATATATGATTTATTGCGGCAGGCCAGGACTTTGGAATGACTGGATAAAATTTCAAGCAGAAGCAAGAGTTGCTAGACAAGAAGCACTTCGCAAGCAAAAAGAACATATGCAGGATATGCTTGAATATGGTTTGATAGGATTGCTAGTTATCGGCGTTGGTTCTGCGGCAGTATTTTTACTATATTTAGTGTTCCAGCATAGAGGATAAGTATATTGCAATGGCTTACAAAGGAGGCTTAAAAAAGTGGTTTGGCGAAAAATGGGTAGACGTATCAACAGGAAAACCTTGTGGCCGCAAATCAGCAACTAAGTCTAAGAGAAAGTATCCAGCGTGCCGCCCGGCGGCGACAGCTGCCAAGATGTCGAGAGGACAGAAAGCCGCCATTACGCGTAAAAAGCGAAAAGCCGGCAACCCAGGTGGAAAGCCCACATCGGTTAGGTGGCCCGTTTCACCCTCTGGACGGAAACAGTCGACCAAACGGAAAGCTTCAAAAGCATGACCAATAAACGTAATTATAGAAAAGAATACGATAATTACCACGCCCAGCCAAAGCAAAAAAAGCGCCGCGCTTCTCGTAATGCAGCACGCGCTATTATGGCTAAACGCGGTAAAGTCACTAAAGGTGACGGTAAAGACGTGCATCATACGTCAGGCAACCCTATGAATAATACAAGGTTGTCTGTAAAAGCTAAGAGCAATAATCGCTCATTTGCGCGTACTAAAACAGGAAGAAAGAAGAATCCTCGTGCCTAGTCAAAGACAATTAACCGAGTTACAATCTAAGTTTTTGGATGCTTTGTTTGGCGAAGCTGGCGGCAACTATTCTAAAGCTATGCGCCTTGCTGGGTATTCGGAAACTACAAACCCTTACGCAATTATTCAATCACTGCGTTCTGAAATTATTGAACGCGCAGAACTAGAAATGGCCGCTAATGCGCCTAAAGCTGTTCTGTCTATGGTTGGTGTTATTGATGACCCTACCGCTATTGGTAACAGGGAACGGCTAGCTGCATCACAACAAATACTTGACAGAGTAGGGCTTTCTAAGGTAGAAAAGCTTAACGTGTCGGCAGAAAAGCCGATGGGATTGTTTATACTACCGGCAAAGAATGATGACAGCATCGAAGAGACTGAATCCAACTGATAGGTATGATAAAGTAAACTGCCCAACAGTTCCGTGGGGCTACAAAAGGTCAGACTTTGACCCACAACTTTTAGAACCTATTGAAGAACATTTAGAAGCCTTGGAAGAAGGCATTGCGTATTTAAAAACCTCGTCCTACCCAGAAGTAGCTCGGTGGCTTACGGATTACACAGGTGTACGGATTACTCCAATGGGCTTGTGGAAACGTGTAAAACGTGACGCATCGGATAGACGAAAGCATGTTGAACAAAAACGCCGTGCGGCCAAGACCGCGGCCCAAGGCAACATCCAAACCCAAAACTAAAGAGCAGCGGGAACAGGACAAGCTAAAACGTGCTAAGCGTTCTGCGCGAACTCAGCTTAATATGGCCCAGAAAAAATTGGTCAAGCTGACGCAGCAAGAAGAGGCTCTTAAAGAACCCGAAGCTCAATTGATTGGTACTAGCGCATACCAGCCAGTTGAGGAGCAAGAAGATGAAATTTTGTTCGAGCCAAATGCCGGCCCTCAAACAGACTTTCTTGCTTCATCGGAACGAGAAGTTTTATACGGTGGCGCAGCTGGTGGCGGCAAGTCTTACGCTCTAATTATTGACCCGTTGCGTTATTGTAATAACCAGAATTTTAACGCGCTGATTCTTCGTCGTACAAATGATGAATTGCGCGAATTGATACATAAAAGTCAGGAGATGTACCCTAAAGCATACCCTGGCGCAAAATGGATGGAAAAGAAAAGCCAATGGACATTTCCATCCGGTGCTAGAATCTGGATGACATATCTAGAGCAGGACAAAGATGTTCTGCGTTACCAAGGTCAGGCGTTTACTTACATTGGCATAGACGAACTGACGCAGTATTCGACACCTTATGCTTGGGATTATTTACGCTCGCGTCTCAGAACTGCAGACCCCTCGTTACCCGTCTTCATGCGGGCGACAACCAACCCTGGTGGTCCGGGGCATGCGTGGGTTAAAAAGATGTTTATCGACCCTGCTCCGCATAACACATCGTTCTGGGCGACTGACATTACTACTGGTGAAACGTTGGCTTATCCAGAACGCCATAGCAAAGCGGGACAACCGCTCTTCAGGCGGCGTTTTATCCCAGCTAAATTGTTGGATAATCCGTACCTTTATGAGCAAGGCGACTATGAAGCCATGCTGCTCTCACTGCCTGAAGTACAGCGACGGCAGTTACTAGAAGGGTCTTGGGATATTGCGGAAGGCGCCGCCTTTTCAGAATTTAGTAGGCTACATCATGTTGTTGAACCTTATGACATACCGAATTCATGGCGCAAATTTAGGGCTTGCGATTACGGCTACTCCTCTGCTACCGGCGTTCTTTGGTTTGCTGTAGACCCAGCTGATGAAACGCTTCTTGTTTATCGGGAGCTTTATGTAAGTAAAGTACCAGCTAAAGAGCTAGCACATATGGTACTAGCGGCAGAAGAAGGCGAAGCTATACATTACGGCGTACTTGACTCGTCACTATGGCACAAGCGCGGTGATACAGGACCAAGCCTAGCTGAACAGATGATTGTTGAAGGATGCCGTTGGCGTCCATCTGACAGAAGTCGCGGTAGCCGTGTAGCAGGTAAAAACGAACTGCACCGCAGACTACAAATTGATGAAAATACTGGGCGCGCCGGCATTGAGATATTTAATAACTGTACTAACCTCATTGCTCAGCTTCCTTCCCTTCCTCTAGATAAAACTAATCCAGAGGACGTAAATACTAAAGTAGAAGACCACCTCTACGATGCACTGCGATATGGTATCATGTCGCGACCACAGTCTCGGTCTATCTTTGATTACCCAAATCAAATACCAACACAAAGATGGGCACCTGCAGACACAACTTTTGGATATTGATAAATGGCTGAAGATGAAAACATTGAAGCGCTAGTATTTGAACCAAAATCAGGTTCTGAAGAACTTGCTGAATATATACGTTCAAAATTTGAAATTGTAGAATCTAGTCGCCAAGATGAAGAAGAACGGTGGCTGGATGCTTACCGGCAATACCGCGGTCTGTACGGCCCTGATATGCAATTTACATCTACCGAAAAATCTCAAGTCTTTATCAAAGTTACAAAAACCAAAGTGCTGGCAGCATACGGACAGATTATTGATGTCTTGTTTGCTGGCCAGCGTTTTCCTTTAGGTGTTGACCCTACTCGCATCCCAGAAGGCGTAGAAGAAGCGGTACATTTTGACCCTAAAGATGCCGAAAATTCTATGGAAGAGCTCGGCAAAATGTACGGATTTTCTGGAGATGGACGGCAACTCCCGCCTGGGGCTACCCGTAAAAGCCTAGAAGAAATGAACCTTGGTACATTTTCTGATGAACTTTCTGAAATTGAGGGCGACGTACGCCTCGGCGTTGGTAAAACTCCTACCGCACAAACTTACAATCCAGCACAAGAAGCTGCAAAGCGGATGGAGAAGAAAATACTAGACCAACTTGAGGAGTCTAGTGCATCTAAACATTTGCGCCTCACTGCATTTGAAATGGCTTTATTTGGCACAGGCATCATTAAAGGCCCATTTGCGGTAGATAAAGAGTATGCTAATTGGGACGATGAAGGTAACTATGACCCGTTAATTAAAACGGTACCAAAAGTAGAAAACGTTTCTATTTGGAACTTTTACCCTGATTCTGACGCTAAAAATATGGATGAATGCGAATTTATTATTCAGCGGCATCGCCTAAGTCATTCAGATTTACGCGCACTTAAGAAGCGCCCATACTTCCGTGCTGACGCCATTGATAATGCCGTTTCTATGGGCACTAACTACATTCGTAAGTGGTGGGAAACAGACATTGAAGACTACCGAAATTCATATGATATCGACCGGTTTGAAATCCTTGAGTTCTGGGGCAACATCGACAAAGATGTAGCAGAAGAAGCAGGGCTTGATGTTCCCGCCGATTTGAAGAATGTAGACACGCTACAAGTTAATTGCTGGATTTGCCACGATAAAATCCTACGGCTTGTAATCAATCCGTTTACGCCTAAGCGTATTCCGTATTTTGCCGCACCATACGAAATGAATCCTTATTCATTCTTTGGCGTAGGCTTAGCAGAAAACATGACTGATACCCAGCAGCTTATGAATGGCTTTATGCGCATGGCTGTTGATAATGCCGTACTTTCTGGAAATCTTATATTTGAAATTGACGAAACCAACCTAGTCCCAGGGCAAGACCTTGAGCTCTACCCCGGTAAAGTATTTCGTAGACAAGGTGGCGCACCAGGTCAAGCGCTATTTGGCACTAAGTATCCTAACGTCAGCGCCGAAAACATGATGATGTTTGATAAAGCGCGGCAGATGGCCGATGATGCTACAGGTATTCCATCGTACTCCCACGGCCAAACAGGCGTACAAGGCACCGGCCGTACAGCCGCCGGCATCTCTATGCTTATGGGAGCTGCCCAGCTGAGCATTAAAGGCGTAGTTAAAAACATTGACGATTACTTGCTACAGCCTTTAGGGGAAGCATTCTATGCATTCAATATGCAATTTGATTTTGACCCTGATATTAAAGGTGACTTAGAGGTTAAAGCGCGTGGTACCGAAAGCTTGATGAAAAATGAAGTTCGGTCACAACGGCTACTTCAACTTCTCAATATTGCAGGGAATCCAAACCTTGCATCATTTGTTAAGTTTTCTGTCGTACTTAAAGAATTGGCACAGTCTATGGACTTGGATGCCGAGAAGTTTATTAACGATGAGCGGGAAGCATTCCGGCAAGCACAGATTATTCGTGAAGCTGGCGGGATGCAGCAACAGCAACAACCTGACCAAGGGCTTAGCCCAATGGATATGTCTGGCGGCGGCGCCGGTAACATAGGGGTAGGAGGCGCAGCTGTGCCAGGCGAGCAAGGCTTTAGTGCCGCCGGTGAGCAAGCACCACAACAAGAACAAAACCCACAGGCACAACTTGCTAGTATACTAGGAGGTCTTCGGTGACACCAGAAGTAGCTAAAAAACTACTCCCACTTGTTAATACTAAAAAGAATACAGACGCTCTAGAACTCTATATGGAAGAACGGATTAAAGATGCGTTTAAAGTACTAGAACAGTCTACTGATGTGGTAGTTATCCACATGGCACAAGGAGCAATCCGCGAGTTACGCAGGTTAAAAAGTTTGCGTAGCGAGGTAGTAGCAAAGGCAGGACAGAATGGCTAATGAATCAACCCCTATGATTGGACAACGCATGACACGGCGGCAAGCTGTAAATCGGGGTAAGCAGGATATTCAAGACTATAATGATGCTGGCATTTCTTCTTTAGAGATGTTGCCTATGTATCTTACAGGCACAGCAGACGCTGTAAATGACGCCCTTCGTATTTCTCGTTCTACCGCTAATAAATTTGATTATCAAGATGATGACCGCACTGAAGACACGCTGAGGCACATTCTACTTGGTGGACTTGCTGAAGTAGGCGAAGAGGACAGCGTCCTAGGCATGAAAAATTTCTTAGGAACGGGGCTAGGTTCAAAAGTTGCTTCGGAACTAATTGATTTCCGTGAAGCTAGCGGCAGTCCTGAAAGTAAGATTGATGTTATCAATAATGAGTTTGGGCGGCAACTAAGAAAAGCATATCCAAATAGAGAAGAGTTTATTCAACAAGCTATTGACGTAGCTCAAAAAATGTACGCTGGAGAAGAAGTTGAACCTATCAATGATATGTCTCCAGCGCTTAGCTACGGGGCATTGCCAATCCCTGAGCAAGCTGAAGGAGGAATTATGATGGCACAAACCGGAAAAACAGCATTGCCAATGACAGAGGCAACATCAGCGCCACAAGGCGGCGGACCTAAAGCAGCAAATCCTGCCGCTAAGCCGTCCCTTGTTCCTGCTCCTACTGCGGCTCCACGCCCCGGCGCGGCTGACCCCCGCGATGCTGCAATTCAAGAAGTATCTCAAAAAATGAAAGAAAATCGAACTGCACAAATGCCTCCTTCTATTGTGCCTGCTGAACAACCTACTTCAGATGCCCTCCCCCAGCAACCAGTTGGGGGTCTGGCAGCACCTACAAATATGCCCGTACCTATGATGGCAAAAGGCGGAATGAAAGATGATTCGTCCGAAGGTCTTGCTGTTATGATTGGGCTTGGTGCGCCGACCTCCTCATATGATGATTATGAAGATGCTGCCGAAGGTAATCCTCCACCTGGAGCAACTAAAGAAGAAGTAGCTGACGACCAACTTGTACTCTTGAGCGAGGGGGAACTTGTAGTTCCTGCTAACGTGGTACGTTATCATGGCCTTGGCACATATGAATCAATGCGGCGCGAGGCGCTTATGGGACTACAAGACATGGAGCAAAATGGCCAAATTGAATATGTTAGTGGTGGCGCAGAAAAAGCAGATAAAATTGATGATAATGGCGGAATCGTAAAAGCGCAAGCTGGTACATATTTAATGAATACGCCTTTTCCTTCTACAATGATGTCGCCCCAATACAAAACGACTGCTTTAGCAGCGCCAGTTGCAGCATCGTCACAGTACATACAAACTCCAGGCACTCCAGCACCGGGTACTCCAGCGTTGGGAACTACGGGTACAACAAGCACAACATCGTTAACTCCACTTAGTCTTGGGCAACCAACTCCTAATGTTCCTACGGATATTACAGGCGTATACGCCCCTAACGTTGGCGAATATTTGACACGTCAAACCACAGGCACGGACGCTGAAGACGACACTGGAGACACTGGTGATGGCACTGACGATACTGCGCAGCAGCCTAGTTCACAACAACGAGATGATGGTGGAAATGATGGGCGTGAACCAACCAGCTATGCTACAACTGTTTTTGGTGGTACCTCAGAAAATGGCTTAATTCGTGGAGGCACAAAGTATGAAGTATCCTATGAGTCAAGCACCCCTTCTAAAGTTCCAGGCATTGCTGGTGCATTATTAAGTTTAGGAAATTTAGACCAGGTGCGTCTGACTGACCCTAGAACAGGGCAATCTGCGCTTATGTCTAAAGAAACTTATAATAAAATGAAAGAAAATAGAACTGACCCTGCTAATCTTTCGTTAATTAACGATATTATGGCTGGTCAGCAAGCGGTCGATTATAACTTAACACGTTCACGTGAAATAGCACCATTTAAAACCGGTGTTCAAGAAATGGGAGCTGCTTTTGGTTTAGGCAGAGCACCGGGCTCTACCAAAGCAGAACAACAAGCTGCGGCAAAAGCTATCGCAGATGATATGGGTATTGGTTACACAGGTCAATCCCTAGCTGAAATGATTGCTATGGACAAAAACTACAGCGGTCAAAAATCTCCTGTGTATACTTCTGATGCACAAGGTAATCTTGTTCTTGATACGCGCTATAGCACCGGCCCAACTGGTACGACTGCCGCAGAAACTATTGCTGGCGCTGGCCAATTCAGTGGCACCCCTGCTGCCCCTGTAGCAGTTGATAGGTACACTGGACCGTACACTGAACCTACCTTAGGTTTAGGCGCCCCATCCTTTGGCGTAGGGACAAGACCACAAACACCAGAAGATATTACTTTTTCCCCAAGTGATGTAAAGCAAATGCAGGCAGGCATCAATCGGTATAATGACATCCGTAATGATTTAATACGACAAGGCGTTGATGCAAATATTGCAAATCTCCAAGCCCAAAGACAAACTGCTATAGAAAGAACGCAAGCAAGAGGTACTGTCGATAATCAGATGCAAGATGCTGGTTTTACATCTATTTCTGGTGCTGGAACCCGCGGATTTGAAACTCGCGGAGAAAGAGCGGCATACGAAGCAGGCCTAGACAGAAGCGCCGGCGCTATTGATGACGAAATGGGCGATGTTGAAACAATATCAGGACAAGGTTTTGGTTCTGACTTTGCTAAAGAAGATGCAAATGTTGGCGGATACTCGCGT